CACGCCAGCACGGTCTCGCCGAGAGCATTGGTGGTGCCGCTGGCCACCTGCACAGTCACCCGCTCGCGTAAGTCGCCTGGTCGGATCATGTGGCCTCCTCGACGAACGCTTGATCGACCCAAAGGCCCGTAGCCTCGTTCAGCACAAAACCTTCGCCGGGACATGGCGGAATGAAGCCATCGAGCCGCTCGTCGTACGTGTAGCCGATGCCTGCGTAGTTGAGCCGGAACGGCACGCCGCCGGTGAGATGCTGCCCGCCGAGAGTGTGATAGCTGGTTCGCAGGCAGCGAAGACCGACCGCCGCAGCGTAGTGCGACTCCCAGTCGCCGGTTGTCTCGTCGTTGCCGACAATCACCTCGGTAACTACGTTGTTTTCGTCGATAAATGCGTAGTGTGCCATTGCGGTCTCACCTAAACGTGACGGTTCCAGTGCCAGCGGTGATCGTGGTTATCTTGTCCGATCCGCTTGTGGTCGTTGTGGCTGTAAGACCAACGCCAACGGTCAGATTCAGTCCAGCCGAATACCGAAGCACGACCACGCCAGAGCCTCCAGCCGCCCCGGCTGCGTTTGCGGGCGATGCTCCGCCGCCGCCACCGCCGCCAGTGTTTGCTGAGCCTGCCGAACCGGCCCCGGTAGTTCCTCCGCTGCCGCCGCCGCCCGTGCCGCCACTCCCTGCTGTCGTGACGTTGTTCGCGTTGTTGTTCTGACCAGCACCACCACCGCCGCCAAAGTTAGTGCTACTCACAGGAGTTGTGCTTTGCCTGCCAGCACCGCCATTGCCGCCTGCCGAAGTCGTCGCATCACCACCCTGCGCGGCAGCACCTCCACCGCCGCCGCCGTGCAGGAAATTCGTGTTTGTTGTTGCTCCCAGACCTCCGCTAAACCCTTGGTGCGGAAACAGGGACGCCTGGCGAGGCGATGAACCAATCACTCCCGGCCCCGTCCCCATTTGAAAATAAGTCGTGCCCGCAGAGCCGCCGCCGCCGGTGGCAGTGAAGTCGTGAAAACGTGACCAGTTTCCAATCGCGCCAGCCGCACCGCCGCCACCAATTCGCACCGTGTACAGCACGCCCAAGATGATCTCCGTACTGGAATCCACGACGCCGCCTCCACCACCGCCACCACCAACACGGTTCGAGGCTGACGCGCTAGAGCCACCTCCACCGCCGCCGACGACCAGTACCCGTATAGTGCGGCTGATCGCCGCCCGTAGCCGAGAGGCACTTGCCAGCGACTGCGATGCGTTGCGGATCGTCATGTGATCTCCACGCCGTAGGCGTGAAACGCCACGTCGGCAGAACCGGCAAAGACACTCACAACGTCAGTCGCCGCCAGCGTCACGCCGAGCGTGAGCGTCACCGTGTCATTCGCAGGCAGTGCAGCGTCGTAAACCAGATACTGCGAGGTTGCGATGGAAGCACCAGCGGGTCGCACTGCGATCCGATAGGTGGTCGCCGTCGCTGCTATGTTGCACACCGTGACCGTCGAGACAATCGCCTGGGTGGCAGACGGCACAGTGTAGAGCGAGGCGAGCGTGGTAGCCGCTGGGCTGGTTTGCCCAAGAACTTTGTGCGTCTGTGGCATGTCAGCCTCCCATCAGAAGAAACGGGTGTATGGAGTCAGGCGAAGCCGCAGACGAAGCCGCCGCGACCGCCGAAGAAAAGTCGCTCACCTGCGCCGCCGTAATCGTCAGCGGATCGCTGCCTGCTGCGGCGTGACTGCTGGCGTGGCTGGCGGGAGTGAACGTGGTCGGCCTGTCTGTGATTCCATTCCACGAGGTCGTTCCAGCTGGCCCGGTTGCACCCTGCGGACCTGTGGCCCCCGTGTCGCCAGTTGGCCCTTGCGGACCGGTTGGGCCTGCCGGCCCCTGCGCGCCGGTTGCACCCTGCGGCCCTTGAGCGCCTGTGTCGCCCTGTATGCCTTGCGGCCCAGCTGCACCCGTGTCGCCCTTAGCCCCGGCGGGTCCTGTTGCACCGGCCGGGCCTGTCGCCCCGGTGAGGCCAGTGGCTCCTGTTAGTCCGGTGTCGCCTTGTGGGCCTGTGGCACCCGTTGGCCCGGCTGGCCCCTGCGGACCTGTCAGCCCTGTGTCTCCCTTTGCTCCAGTGGCGCCTGCCGGTCCCTGCGGACCAGTTGCGCCCGTGTCGCCTTGCGCACCCTGCGGACCCTGAGCACCTGTCGCGCCCTGCGGGCCGGTCGGCCCTTGCGGTCCTGTCTCTCCCTGCGGTCCCGTGGCGCCCGTCACGCCTTGCGGCCCCTGTGGGCCTGTCTCGCCTGCTGGCCCCTGGGAGCCCGTGTCGCCTCGATCGCCCTTGTCGCCTTTCGCTCCCGTGGCTCCCGTGGCTCCAACCGCACCAGCTGGACCTGTGGCACCTTGCGGGCCGGTGTCGCCTTGCGGTCCTGTGGCACCAACCACGCCCTGCGGGCCGATAGCTCCCGTCGCACCTTGTGGCCCTTGCGGACCCGTCTCGCCCTGCGGACCCTGCGAACCCTGCGGACCAGTGGCTCCGGCCGCGCCCGCCGCGCCTGCTGCTCCGGCAGGCCCGAATCCGCCGGACGCACTCGCCGACGTGCTCGAGCTCGTGACGGTTGCCGACACAGACGCACCGGATACGGTGGCTGTGATCGGGCTGCTGTTGACGGTTGCGGTGGTCGTCACCCGACTACCTCCACAAGGCCCTGCAGTGCCGTACGCCGCACGCTGCCGGGTGCATCCCATTCAAGACGCCAGCCGTACGTGCCGACCGGCAGGGCGGCCGTCTGCTGCTCCGTGAGTGCGATATTGACGATGCCGGCCGCTGCGTTGGTCAGCGTGGTCTGGAACGCCGCCACCGTGCTGCCGGTAACGAGAGACGTGATGACGGCCGACACCGTGTAGCCAGTCATCGTCGTAGGCGAGAAGTCGATGGTCGTGCCAAGCTCGTCGCCACGCCGCAGCGAGAGACCAAGCTGGCCGGGCAGTTGTTCGTAGGTGCTCATCGGAATTATCTCCAGCGGCAGGAGTCGAGCATCGACTTCACGCCGAATTCGATTTCCTTGGAAATGCTGCCGGTCAGCACAGCCTCGCGGCGGTCGTACCAGTGGGCAACCAGCAGGAGCATGGCGTGCTTCACCTGCGTGGGCACGCTGCGGCCGTCCTCGCCGTACCCGCCCCACCACGTAATCGTCACGGAGTTGTCGTCTCGGCGATGCACTGGCCACGCCTGCTCGTACAGCGGGCTGATGGCGCCCGGCGTGGAGTTCCGGTCGACCCGGTACTCGTGCGATGGAAACACGACCACGGCACCGGTCTCCGTGGTGTACGTGATCGCTACCGCGGAGACGGCCGAGGCGGTTGCCATCGGCGGCCTCGGCAGCTCGAGGTTGTCCAGGCCGTTCGGCGGGAAGCCGTCCAGCCGCATGGTCCACTGCGTGTGCACCAGCGAGCGGTCCAGGTACTCCTCGACCCATGCTCGAGCTGCTGCCACCAGACCCATGATGTAGGTGTTGTCAGCGTCGGTGTCGACGCGCAGGTGGGCCTTGGCATCCGTGATGGTCACGGGCTCCACGACAGGCTGAGACGATCTGGTGAGGCTGCGGTACGTCATCGCTTGCTTTTCCTGCGTGGCGTGGCGTCGGCCGTCTTAACTGGCGTTTCGACAGCAGCGGTTTCAATCAACGACTTTTGCTTGTCCTCGACTGCCACCTTTCGGGCGATCAGTTCAGCGGCCAGGCCGCCGGGTATGTCGACCGTCTGGCCGGAGCAATAGGAACGCCACGACCGTACAAACTTCAGTTTCACGATTGTCCTACGCTCCATGCAGTTTCGGGTGCCTTGTTCGCTTTCATCCAGTCGCCCGTGTATTGGAAAACAGGCTTGCCGAGATCCCGGCCCGGCCAGGTCACGACGTACTCTCCGTGCCCGATTGACACGCGAGGCGTTACGAACACCTTGTTGCCAGAGTCACGCCACGTCCGCCAGAAGCCGATGTCCGAGTCCACGCGGCCATCGCCGTAGCTGCCCTGTGGGTCTGGCTCTTCCCAGAACCACGGCTTCTTCATTCGCTTGAGCGCCGCTGTCGAAATGATCGTGCATCCGAAGTGGGCGGAGTCCACTTGCTGCACAGGCTCGGCAAACCATGT